GGTTAAGCGACCTCGTGCAAGAAATCACGTAATTTTTTTTCATGATTGTTCCGCAAGAAACACAAAATAAGATTGACTCAATTAACGCACACCAAAGCGTTTCGCTAAATGAATCAGCTAGAGCTATGGGACGAAAAGGTGGGCGCGCGAAAACCGCTGCAAAACTTTCAGCGTGCGCGAAGAACGCCAGACTCTCGCGTGGGTTGGTTGCACAGGTGGCAAAACATTTACACGGGACAAACCTGCGATCAGACGATCACAGAATTATCGCAATCAAAAGGAATCTCTCGAATGGCACTCGTGGACTTAAGTTGCAACGGATCGCTTTTCTTTCATCGGCAAATGGTGGGCCCAAAACTGAGACGAATAATTCACGATCAAACGAAGGGCTGGGCTCACGACAGGAAGCTCCATAAAGTGATTCAAGGCGACGTGATTGATTGGCTTACCTCGCGACACGTTAAGGGCGGAAGCAATGCCATTCAGTTTAAGGAAACTGCGAGCAAAGCGTGGGACAACATAATCGTCATGATGGCTAGATACCATCAAGGAATAGGAACCAAAACAATCGCCAAGGAGTTTAGAACGTCAGGCGCACAGGTTTTGTATGCTCTCAAGGAGGCTGGAATCGACACGACCAAGCGAAGGAATTATTTTAAGCCAAGCGATTCGCTGACTCCCAGCGAAACGAGAAAAGCGAGATACCATAAAAATATGGCGATTCCGTCTGCTAGGCTAAGAAAGCGCGTCATGGGTCGGATATGGTGCGCTATGAAAAACCAAAGCGTGAACAACATTGGCTCATTTTCTATGGTCGGCTGCTCAGTTGAGTTTCTTAGAAGTTACATCGAAAACAAATTTGAACAAGGAATGTCGTGGAGTAATTACGGCGAATGGCACGTTGATCATATCAGACCATGCGCCTCTTTTGATTTGAGCCAAAAAGATCAGATGTTTGAGTGCTTTAACTGGCGCAATCTCCAACCAATGTGGGCATCTAAAAACATAAGCAAAGGCTCAAAATATGCCCAAGCCTGAACCCGATCTCATTGCGCTTTCTGAGAAGCTGCAAATCGACATTCGCACGCTTCGCAACTGGCGCAAACGCGAAGGCTTTCCGCATGACGGCACGTTTGAACAGGTCAAGGCGTGGGCGGACTCGCACGGACTCGGACGCGTAGGCGGCAGCGGTGGCGGACTAGCTGAACTCAAGGCCGAGTTGATGCGTGAGCAAATCCGTCTCGCGCGCGCGCGTAATGAGCGCGAGGCTGGCGAGGTCGTGGCAAGCGAGGTCGTTGATGAAATGTTTTCTACGCTCGCCCAGAAACTCGACCTGCTCCTGCGCCTCAAACTAGAGGTCGAGCTAGGCCAGCGCGTAATCGGCAAGAACGCAGCCGAGGCAAACGTCGAGGGCGCGCTGATCTTAGACGAGATACGCGAGGTGATCAACTCCAACATCGCAACCTATCAAGGCGAGATGGTAAGTCGGTCGGCTAACATCGAGGAAACGTGACCGACACACCAAAGTTTCGCCTCGGCGACATGGTCTGGCACCGCACTTGCGGCGACGACGCTGGCGTCATCATTGCCATGATTTACCGACCCAACTGTTTGCTCTACCAAGTCGCGTGGGCTGGGCGTTGCGTCGATGACCATTTCGAGATCGAGCTGACATCCGAACGACCTTTCTTTTCATCGAGTGGCGGAGCAACAAAAGACGAAGCATGAAGAATCCAATAACAGGAACTAGAGAAGAAGAAACCTTCAACCGCAACTTAGACTTCTCGCGCTGGGTGCGGACGGAGTGTGCAGGCGTGAAACAAAAGTTTACCGCCTTCGACATTGACTGGATTTTCCGCGATTACGGCAGGATGAAAATCCAGATGGTGGAAACTAAAATTAATCAGAACGAATTTAGCGAAGGATTAACTGAGGGTCAGCGATGGTATCTGCCGGAGCTGGCTGCAATTATGGAAGCCGGAATTAAAGCGGGCGCACCATGTAAAGGCTGGGAATGGCATGGTTCTCACTTGCTGCAATTTGAAAAGACGATGCCGACAAACGGTAAAATCTGGTGGGACAAGAGGCTCGTTTCAGAATACGAACTGATTCAAATCTTGGAGATGCGATAATTGCGCTCGATGAGCAAAGTCAAATCTGCGTAAGTTGTTGACCATAAACGGCACAAAAAGAATCGGTCAAAAAGAGTGCGATTTAGCTTTAAACCGAAAGCGGTTTGGGTTTGTCTGTTCACGTTCAGCAACGACCAACCAACAAAAAAATGCCAACGACAAAAAAAATCAAAGCTCGCGCAAAGACCCTCCTGACCCTCGACCAGTGGGTTATCAAGCTCAGGAACGCTCGCTACGACATTTCAATGAAGCTCGATAATGCTTTTAACACGCTCGTTTATGCCCGCGATGGTATTAAGAAAAACAAGCCTGACGGTTACGATTGGGCTAAACTGCTTGAAGTTTCTGAAAACAATTATGCTTTCTATAAACACAAACTCGACCAAGCCGAATACGAAGTTAAAACTGCTGCTAAGTCGTATGCTTTCTATGTTTCTTGGGAAACCGAATACATTCCTCGCTAATTTTTAAGCACAAATGGCGAGTTCAAATCAACGCATGAAAAATCCATACGCCGTCGCCCTCGGTAAAAAGGGTGGAAAGATTGGCGGACGTTCGCGCTCTCCGGTTAAAATTGCGACGGCAAAGGCCAACGGCAAGAAGGGTGGACGGCCAAAGAAAATCGTTGAGCCGATCAACCCATGACCGAAGCCGACCGCCGCCTTGCTATTTTCAAGCTGCCGAAGCGTGACCGCTCGCCGATCTACGAGTGGGCGCGCAAGCACATCGTGTTGCCCGAGAGCTACGCAACGTCAGGCCCATTCAACGTGCGCCTCTCGCCGTGGCTGATTCCGATCTTTGATGCGCTCCAGAATCCGCTAGTGCGTCGCGTGCATTTTAGGAAGGCAGTTCAGATCGGCGGCACGCTCGTAGCCGACATTTGGATTCCGTGGATTATCTGCAACGACGCTGGCCCTATCTCGTGGACGATGCAGACCGACGAAATGATTGATCGCCACGCCAAGTCGAGGCTCAACCCGATCTTTGAAAGCTGCAAGCCGGTCGCCAAGATGCTGCCGCGCGCTGGCCCGATGAAGACGACGACCGAGATTTACTTCGGCGGTTTCTTTTTTATCCTAAACCCTGCGAATCTTTCCTCGCAGCAAAGCCAGTCCATCCGCTACAAGGTGAACGACGAGATATGGCTACCGAAATGGCAAGACGTTTATGGTCATGCGGTTGCGCGCGTGTCTCGTTTCGAGGAAGTTGGACGCTCGAAAATCTACAACACGTCGCAAGCTCCTGTCATGGACTTGGAAACTGGCAACGTCGAGGACACGAGCTATCGCTCGGGCAACCAACAAGAATGGAGCGCAGAATGTCCGTCGTGCGCCAAGGTTCATCCAATCGCGTTCACTCTCGAAAAGAACGAGGAGACAGGTCTGCGCGGAGGCGTCGTTTGGGATGCAGCAGCAAAGCGCGATGACGAGACGTGGGACGTGACGCGCGCCGTCGAGTCCTGCCGTTTCCGCTGTCCGCATTGCGGCCACGAGTCACCAGACTCCGACGCTACGCGCAACGCTTGGAAACGCACCGGACGGTTCGTGCCAATGCGACCTGACGCGCCGATTGAGTTTCAAAGTTTCCGCGTCGAGGCTTTAGTCTCGCGGCCAATGCGCCTACTCGTCGAGGAGTTCTGCGCCGCCGATAACCACTTCGTGCGCCAAGGCGACGACAAGATGAAGATCGAGTTCAAGACGAAGCGTGAGGCAAGGCCGTGGATTGTCGAAAAGAAGGTCGTCAACTTGTTCGTGCAAGCGAGCGACTACACCGTTTCGCAATTCTCGAATGGCGAACAGATCGAGGGCGAGGTGATTCGTTTCATGGCAATCGATCGACAGCAAGACCATTGGTGGCTAGAGATAGGAGCCTTCTCCTCTGCGACTGGCCCAACCTACAAGCAACTCTATTTTGGACGCATCGAGACGCGCGACCAGCTCCGTCAAATGCAGCACCGTTACAAGGTTCAGGACGGATGCGTGGCGCAAGACAGAGGCTACCGGCCCGCCGACGTAGATCGTGACTGCGCCGACTTTGGTTGGCGTGGCATGAGAGGACACGCGCGTAAGACGTGGACGATGCGCGACGAGAACACGAACGCGCTGATTAACTTCCCATTCAGCGAGCCGCGCACGAGTGACTATCGAGGCGGCGACGTGTTCTATTACGATTGGAGCGGCGATTACTTCAAAGACATCTTGGCGAACGCGCTCGAAAACAAAGGCGACCTCAAATGGCTCATGCCCGCCGACGTCAATCCGCTCTACCTTGAACACCTCAAAGGCGAGTCCAAAGTTGAAATCAGAACAGGCGTCTGGGAATGGCGTGAGGTAAAAAGCAACGCACCAAATCACGGCTTGGACACCTCGGCCATGATGCTCTGCATGGCGACGATTGCAAACGTGGTTCGCTACACGCCGCCCAAGGAGTAAGACCTTTTGACGTTTCGGGCATTAGCAAATGCTCGACAACCCATTTCTCGGACTCGATGGCGCGACGCTGGCGACTCTTAAAACCAAGACACTCGATGCCATTCAAGCCGTGCTGTTAAATCAAAGCTACTCGCTGAACGGAAAAAGTGTCTCGCGTGCGGACTTGGCCCAGCTCAATAATATGCTCGGAAACTTACAGGACGCCATCAACGACGCAAATGGAAGTTCGACCGACACGACCTTCGTTTCTTTTAACGGCAACTAAACACAATCATGGACAACGAGACCTTTGACGCTTCTAAGCTAATCAAGAATCAGCCTTGGCTTGACCGCGCGCTTGAGAACATCGCGCCGACTTGGGCGTTGAAACGTCTGGAGGCTCGTGTTCAGAAATCACTTTTCGAATATAACGCCGCGCGCACTAATCGTCTTTACGCTCCGAAGCAATACGGCCAGCCATCGGAAAGCACGCAGAACCAGCGCGACCGAGTAGTGCTAATGTGGGAAGCACGTGACTTGATCGACAACGCACCTGAAGTTCGCGAGGTCTCGCGCAAGTTTGGTCTGTATCTAACGCCGCACGAATACTCACCTACCACCGGAGACCGCGATTACAATCAGACGGTCAGCGATTATTTTCACGATTGGTGCAAGCATTGCGATGTGACCAATCGGCACTCGTTTAAGAAGCTAATTCAAATTGCTGCCGAGGAACGTCCGGTGGACGGCGATTGCGGTTTCGTTATTCGTCGTTCTGGCGAAGGCTTGAAACTGCAACTCGTGCCGGCCACGCGCATCGGCAATCCGAACAGCGCAGCGGTCGAGTCCAACAACTATTACCAAGGCATCATCACCGACGACTTTGGGCAGCCGATTGCTTACCGTATTTATCGCGTAGATCGGAATGGAGTTTACTTTGGCGCAGAGGACATTCCAGCGAATCAGTTCTGCCACTACTTCGATCCAAATCGGTCTGATATGTACAGAGGAGTGTCTGATCTAGCGACTGGGATTCAGACTTCGCGGATGCTGCACGAAATTCTTCAAGCCGAGAAAGCGGGCGTGCGCTTCTCCTCGCAACAGGCCGCGCTTATCTTCAACGACCGAGGCACTGCGAACCCGCGCAATCTTTTCCAACCAAATCCTGCGCTCTCGCTGCCGAGCGGACAGCAGCAAAAAAACGAGCTGACCGAGGTCGGCATGATTCGCTATTTCCAAAACAGCGACCGCGTGGAAGTAATGCCATCGCGTCCGTCGCAAGCGTTCACCGGATTCGTGCAGCATTTAATGCACGAAATTGCCATGTCCGTGGGCATACCCGAAGGAGTATTATTCGGCACACAAGACTATAAAGGCCCAAGCGTTCGGGCTGAATTTGCAGCAGCTGACCGCGTATTCACGCGCCAGCAAGGCGTCCTCACCGACAAGGTACTCGATCCAATCAAAGACGCTGTAATCCTCGATGCCATCGCGCGCGGTGAAATTCCGCCTCCGACGCTGCTTGCGGGCGAGACGATGGTGCAAGCTCTGCGCCGCGCAACTAAAGGCGAATGGCGTTTTCCTGCTAAGCTCTCGATCGACGTTGGCCGCGAGTCCGCTGCGAACATGAACGAAAATCGCCAAGGCGCGAAGTCGCTGCAAGAAATCGCTGCCGAAGAAGGCACCGACGCGTTCTCGCGTTTAGAGCAGATCGCAATCGAGGCTGGTTACGTCAAAGAGTTGGCCGCGAAGTATGGCGTGCCAGAAACCGCTATACGCCTCACGACGAACTCGCTACCTAGCACTCCTGCCGCTGCTGCTGCTGCGGGCGATGCAGTTGGTGCGTCCGCCGCCGAAGCACAGAAGGCGAGCCAGTCGCAAGAACCTGCGCCAGCCGAGCCAGTCACACAAATACAGAACGAATCAAATCTCGTCACGATTGATTTCGAGACTAATACCTACATTCCGACGGTCGCCATCGCCGACAACGCCAAGCGCGCTCTTGAAGTACGCGACAAGAAACCAGCCTCGCAACGCGGCATGACGAGCGTGGGCATTGCTCGCGCGCGTGACTTGATGAACCGCCGCCCGCTCTCCGAGGAAACCGTGCGCCGCATGAAGGCGTACTTTGACCGTCACGAGTCCGACAAGAACGGCGAGACTTGGGACGAGCAAGGTAAGGGCTGGCAGGCGTGGAACGGCTGGGGCGGAGACGAGGGTTATTCGTGGGCGACCGCAATCGTTGAGCGACTAAACAAGCAGGCGGACACTAAAGAACTCAAAGCAGCATCGAGCGAAGTGCGGCAAAGTTTTGCTGCGCTGCAACCACCGGAGCCAGAAGAGTGGCTAGACGCGGTTCAGAATTATCGGAAGAAACAAAATGGCCGCGTCGATGAAATCAAACAAAACATCGTCGGAGAAAAATCCATCATCGAGTTAAGCAAGACGGTTAAAGCTGAAAACAAATAACATGATCCACACTCAGACTCAAATCGACAACCTCATCGAGCTGGCAATCATTCAGCGCGTCGAGCTAAAGAAGCTCGTCGAATCGCTGCCAGAACTGCGGACGCATCTCTCGGTGGAGATCGAGCGCAACTTAAACGAGATCGAGCCAGCGATGCGCGATGAACTGCAAAAGTTCCTTTCGCAAGAATCACAATCCGAGCACGCAAAGCTCGGCAACGTGTTGAAGCAAAAGATCGCAGAGTTATCCGTGAGTCTGGAGGACACGACCGCTGCGAAGTATTCCGTGCTCATGGCTGAGCGCGCGGAGAATGACACGCTGTTGGCTAAGGCTGAAGCGCGCATCGCCGAGGCTGCATCTGCGCTGCCGAACGCGGTCAAAGAAATTGTCACCGACGAACTCTCGCGCTTTCCTCGCGCTGGCGAAATTGATCAACTGCGAAAAGAGTTTGCCGAGCCGAAAGGGCTGAACCCGCGCGGCAAGTGGGAATCGGGCGTAACTTATTACAAGCTCGATCTTGTCGCCTACAACGGCGACAGCTACGTTGCCAACGAGGAGACGACGCAAAAGCCTTCGCGTAATTCGACCAAGTGGACGCTCAACTCTGCGCGCGGCGCGGCTGGTAGTGGAAACAGTACGACGCTTGCCGAACTGACCGGCTCACCTGCCAACGGTCAAATCCTAATCGGCAGCAATGGCGCGTTCGTAAACGCCGACATTACGGCGGGCGACGGCATCGCAATTTCAACGGCGGCTGGCTTCATCGAAATCTCTGCCGACGGTGGCACGAATTACCAAGGCACTTGGAACGCGGCCACGAACAATCCTGCGCTCGCGTCGAGCGTCGGCACAAAAGGTTATTACTACGTCGTCAACGTGGACGGCTCGACGAACCTTAACGGCATTACCGACTGGAAGGTTGGCGACTGGGCGATCTACAACGGCACGATCTGGCAGAAGGTAGATAACAGCGAATCGGTCACTAGCGTATTCGGTCGCGTTGGCTCGATCACCGCCGTCGCTGGCGATTACTCGGCCACGCAGATCACGAACACCGCGGCAGGTAGCATCACGGCGACGAACGTACAGGACGCGATCAACGAACTCGATGGTGAGAAATTGGCGAAGGCGTCGAACCTGAGCGACGTCGCCAGCGTCACGACTTCGCGCACCAATCTCGGCGTCACCGCCACCGGCGCAGATACGACTTACGCATACCGCGCGAACAATCTCAACGATCTCGCCAGCGTCACGTCGGCTCGCACAAATCTCGGTCTTGGCTCTGCCGCGGTGGAGAGCGCGACCTTTTTCCTGCAAGCCGCGAACTCGTTGAGCGACGTCGCATCCGTTGCGCTCGCTCGTTCGAACCTTGGCTTGGGTAGCATCGCCACTCAATCGGCTGGCAACGTCTCGATCACTGGCGGAAGCATCTCTGGCATTACAGACCTTGCCGTGGCAGATGGTGGCACTGGTGCCTCCACGCTGACTGGTTACGTTAAAGGCAGCGGAACGGCGGCTCTGACGGCATCTAGCACGATACCAAACACCGACATCACTGGTCTTGGTACGATGAGCACGCAGAACGCTGCAAGCGTCACCATCACTGGCGGCACGATCACCGGAATCACGGACTTGGCTATCGCTGACGGCGGCACCGGAGCATCGAATACAACGGACGCTCGCACCAATCTCGGACTCGGTTCAGCCGCAGTTCAGAGCGCGACCTACTTTCTCCAAGTCGCAAACAATCTCAGCGACGTCGCCTCGGTCGCTCTGGCCCGAACCAATCTTGGTCTTGGCAATTCCGCCACGCGCGACGTTGGCACGACCGCGGGCACCGTTGCCGCGGGCGATGACGCACGCTTTACCGACTCGCGCACGCCTACCGGCCCAGCTGGCGGCGATCTCACAGGCACCTATCCAAACCCAAGCCTGACCATTTCTGGCGTCACGGCTGGCGGCTACGGCAGCGCATCGAGCGCAGTCGTCATCACGCTCGACTCGAAAGGTCGCGCGACTTCCGCGTCTGCGGTAAACATTCAGATTGCCGAGTCGCAAGTTACGAACCTCGTCACCGATCTGGCGTCGAAGATTCCTAGCACCGAGAAGGGCGCCAACTCTGGCGTCGCCACGCTCGACTCTGGCGGCAAGATTCCGCTCACGCAGTTGCCCGATTCCATCCTCGGCCAAGTGACGTACATGGGAACGTGGAACGCCTCAACGAACTCTCCGACGTTGGCGAATCCGCCCGCGACGACGACGCTCGGTGATTACTACATCGTCACGACTGGCGGCACGTTTGCCTCAATCACGTTCAACGTCGGCGACTGGATTATCAGCAACGGCGCGGATGGCTGGGCGAAGGTGGACAACACGGACGCGGTCGCCTCGGTCTTTGGTCGCACCGGAACCGTGACCGCCACGAATGGTGATTACACCGCGAGCAACATCACGAACGTGCCAGCAGGCGGAATCGTTGCCACGGAAGTTCAAGCTGCGATTAACGAGCTGGACGGCGACAAGCTCGCCAAGGCGTCGAATCTCTCCGACCTCGTTTCGCCTTCGACCGCGCGCACCAACCTTGGACTCGGCAGCGCAGCGACGCAGAGTGATACTTATTTTCTGCAAGTCGCCAATAACCTCTCCGACTTGGCGAGCGTTACCACGGCTCGCAGCAATCTCGGACTCGGCACGATGGCGGTTCAGAACGCGGCGAGCGTTTCCATCACCGGCGGCAGCATCACCGGCATCACCGATCTCGCTGTTGCGGACGGCGGCACGGGCGTATCAACGACGCCCGCCAACGGTCAGCTCCTCATCGGTAACGGCACCGGCTACACGGTGGCGAATCTTACGGCTGGCACTAACATCGCCATCACGAACGCTGCCGGTTCGGTGACGGTGGGCATTACGGGAACCATCGCGCTCGCTAACGGCGGCACCGGACAAACGACTGCTCAAGCTGCAATCAATAGTTTGGCTGGCGCGACGACTTCGGGTTATTTCCTGCGAGGCAACGGCACCAACGTCGTCATGGCTGCGATCTCGGCGGGCGACGTGCCAACGCTGAATCAGAACACGACTGGCAGCGCGGCCACGCTTACCACGCCTCGCGCCATCTACGGCAACAACTTCGACGGTAGTGCTGCGCTCACGCAAGTCATCGCCTCGACGTATGGTGGCACAGGCAACGGCTTCACCAAGTTCTCTGGCCCTACTACGGCAGAAAAGACCTTCACGTTGCCAGACAGCAGCGCAACACTACTCTATTCTGGCGGCGCACTTGGCACGCCTAGCAGCGGCACGGTCACGAACCTGACGGGCACGGCCTCAATCAATATTAACGGCACGGTTGGCGCAACGACCCCGACAACCGGCGTATTTACGGGGCTAACCGTGAACGACAACACGACCCTCGGCAGCAGCAACACCGACACAATCAATTTTGTCGGGCGCATAAATTCCGACTTTGATCCCGCAACTGATAACACTTACGATTTGGGCCGTGTTGGACATGAATGGCGAGATTTGTACATTGACGGCACGGCCAACATTGATTCGCTTGTGGCTGACACGGCGGACATCAACGGCGGGACGATTGACGGGACGGCCATCGGATCGACGACGCCGAGCACGGGCGCGTTTACGCAGTTGAGCGCCACGGGAGTCGTCAGTATCGACGCTGGGGCCACAAACAATATTCTAAATCTAAATAGTAGCAACGCAACGGGCGGCTATTCATCGGTTCGCTTTCGTAGTGGCGCGACAAAAACGGCATGGCAGATTTCAGCTCAAAACAACGTCGATAACGTTTTTGAAATTACGCCATCGACCGCAGTTGGCGGCACGACCTTTACGACTCCGGTGGTTCAAGTCTCCTCCACCGGACTCGCCGTGACTGGGGCGTTGTCGAGCACCACGGGAGCCAACTTTGCGACGAGCAGTGGGAATGTGGGGATTGGGACGACGAGTCCTACCGCGAAATTACAGGTTGTTGGCAATTCCTATATTGGATATCAAGTAAATGGCACTGATGGAATTTACGACGCATTAAACCTATTTAATAACACGCCAAACAATACAGCGAGTGGTAATGGAGCAAGACTCCAATTTTACAATAACTCTAACAACGCGAATGACAGATATGGTGCCGCTATTCGCAGTGTTAGCAGCGAGTTTGGATGGTCATCTACGCTAGTCCTATCTACTGCACTAAATAATGGATTTAGCTCTCAAAGTGTTGTTGATGCAGTAACTATTCTTCCATCAGGCAACGTCGGCATTGGGACTACGAGTCCTGCGGCAAAATTACAAGTTCATGCTACCGGAATTGCATATAATACCGCAGGATTATTTATAACCACGGCGGGTGGAACAGATGGCATAGCAATTGGCGATAGTGGTAGCGGCGCTTACAAATCCATACAAAGTTATGGTGGAGCATTGTGTCTAAATTCTTTAGGTAATAACGTGCTGGTGGGGACGACTACAAGTTATACTGGTCTTTTACAAAGCCATGCAGCTTCTGCTGACGCAGTTGGTGTTAAAGTTACTGGTTCTGGCGGTTCCGGTATTGCAATTAGTATAGCAAATACAAATCAACCGTTTCTATATCTACAATATGGTGGTACTGCTGTTGGTTCAGTTACCTACAACGGTAGCTTAGTATTATATAATCAAACATCCGATTATCGTCTAAAAGACATTAATGGCCCGCTTACAGATAGTGGTTCGTTTATCGACGCTCTCAAGCCCAAGGTCGGAACATGGAAATCAAATGGTAGCAAGTTCGTAGGATTCTTGGCTCACGAGTTTGCCGAGGTGTCACCTTCTTCCGTTGTTGGCGAAAAGGACGCTGTGGATGCCGAGGGCAAACCCGTTTACCAAGGTATGCAAGCTGGCACGGCTGAAGTCATCGCAAATCTCGTTGCACAAATTCAAGAACTTCGCCAACGTGTCGCCGCACTCGAATCCAACTAAAACACATGAACACCGAACAACAAAAACCCACCATCGAAATCAACGACCTCGTTGCCGTCGTTCAACTCATCGACGTTTGCTCCACTCGCGGCGCGTTTCGCGGTGAAGAACTCGCCACCGTTGGCGGCTTACGCACTAAGCTCACCGAGATCGTGAAAGCCAATCAGCCCGCTCCCGAGGCACCGAAAGCTGAATAAAATGGCTGGAATAAAAGACGTAAACTGGCGCAGCTACGTTGGCCCTGCGGACAACGGCAAGCTGGTTACGTCTGAGGACTGGCAGGCTCCAAGCGACCCTATGCAATGGGACGACTTGTTTAAATGCTCAAACGTGAGCAACCTAACGGCTACTGGGCTGGTCATTCCTGCTAGCGGCGAGGACTCCATTGATTGTGTGCGCGGCAATGCCTATTCCTTCCAATCCTGCGTCATTCAAGGCTCAACGACGGTGAAGGGCGCGATTGATGGTTTGCGGCTCTATAACTGCGTTATTTCGGGCACGGTGGAGCTAGGGCAATATGACAACTACTGGAGCCGAGGCCGCGCTCCTACGCGCAATGTGTCTCTGCTCAACTGCTGCTCACCGGATGGCTCGCCGATTAGGGTGAAGCTCTGGGATGCTGACGCTCCGCTGGTGCAGAATACCAATGTAAAAATCACCAAGATACCAAAGTGGGTTTGGTTGCCCTATTTCTTGTTCCGCCGTTTGACGAATCCGAAATCAGTATAAGCCATGCTCGATCTTATCACCAACGCACTAGGCGGCGGCGCACTCGGTGTCTTGCTCCGCATCGGCAACGGCTTTTTTGAGAACTACAAGGCCGGACAAGATCACAAACGAAAGCTGGAAGAGGCGAAAGCAATGGCCGAGATCGCCAGCGACAAGGCTAAATGGGATGCGTTCACGGCCAGCCAACAAGCGGCCACGCCTCCAGCCAACACATCGGACTGGGCGGCCAATTTGATAACGCTGTTTCGCCCGTTCATCACGCTGCTTCTTTTGATTCTAGTGACCATCGTTTTCTTTCGCGTCACGGCATCCGAGCAAGCTGAGATGATCGACGAAATTCAGTTCTGTGCGTTTAATTGTGTGGGCTGGTGGTTTGGCGATAGAATGACTCGCAAAAAATGAACGAGCACAAAGACCTTATGGAAGTGGCAAAAGTCTGGAAAGAAACAGGCTGGCTCACTGCTGTGATTGGTGGCGCGGGCATGACTGCTCGGCTATTAGCCAACCCAATCCAAGGCTCAATCTGGGACAGCGTGCGGCGCATCCTAATGGCGGCCATCGTATCAACTATTGCGTGGTTCATCGTTGAACAAATCGAGGTTAGCTCGCTCGTTAAGGCCATCACCTACGGCGTGGCTGGCGTCGTCTCTCCTGAGATTATCGACGGACTGACATCGCTGGCTAAGAAGTATAGCAAGAACCCTAGCAAGCTCTTGAAGAAATGAATCCGAAGCTGATCACCGCTGCGCTGGCCGCAACCGTCGTCTGCTTTTCGGGCGTCGGAGTGATGACGGTGCAAAAGGTTTCGGAGAACATTGCGGCGAGCGACCGAGAGTTTTCGCTGACGAGCAATGTGCTGAGTCCGCTTTTCGACATTTACGGATTGGCGATTGTGGACGGTCAGGCGAAGGCGAGCAAAGGACTGATCGACGGAAAAGAGTTTTGCGCTTCGCTGACCAAGTTGGAGAGCGAAGCCGAGCGACTTATCTCCGAGTTTGGTCAGCCTTCGGAACTCGTGGCCCAGCATAAACTCGTCAAAGCCTATTTGAAGAAAGCGCGCGAGGCGTGCGACAAGGGCGAAATCGAAACGCTGAACTCGCCAGCCATGACTGCGGAACTTTACGGCGTCATCGAGCCAATGACCGCGCTCATTAACAAGCTCTTGCTCGACAAGCTCACCGTCTCGCGCACGCACAAAGACGCCGCCGACTCGGCTTTGCTGACCTTTGAACGCTTCGCCAGCGTCGCGGCTGGGCTTGGCATCGTGTTTGCGGTCGCGCCTTGGATTGGCAAGCGACCGAAGATCGTAAAGAAGCGAGCCAAGCGGTGAGCGATTTTGACGTCCGTCGCACTAGCGATGGAACAAGTCATCACATTCGCAGCCTCGACCGGAGCCATTGACACCGAAGCCGGAGTCATCCGTGGCGTCTCGCTGATCACCAAAGGCCCAGCTCTCGGCCACGGCGTCATGATTGACGACAAGACCTTGGAGCAAGTGAAGACTGCCGCCGAGCAATACGCTGGCGGACTCAAGGTGAAGCTCGATCACTCTGGCGGTGCGGGCGACATTGTTGGCTACATCGACGCGCTGCGTATCGACGGCGAGAAGCTACTGGGCGACTTGCACTTGCTGCAAAACTCTCCGCATCGCGCTTACATTTTAGAGATTGCACAACGGATTCCTGACACGTTCGGGCTTTCCATCGCGTTCTCTGGCCCGTCGGAAAAGTCATCCGACAAGCTAACCACTTTGCAACGGTGCTCAGAAATCTACTCGGTCGATCTTGTCAGCGAACCTGCTGCCAACCCGAGCGGATTTTTCGCGCGCAAACTGAAACAACTTCAGACCGGCGAAATTGAACAACCCGAAGCAAAAATCGAAATCGAACTTCCTATGAATGATGACATGAAAAAAGCTATCGAGGGCATGATTCAATCTGCCATGATGGGCATGAGCGATAAAATCGCCAAGCTCGAATCCATGCTTCCTCCTATCGAGGACAAGCCTGCCGCTATGAGCGCGCAGAATGAAGTCGTGCAACTCGCTGCGAACACCGCCGCGCTCGCTGCCGTCAAAGAATTTGCCAAGTCGTTCGGTGCGCCTGCCGCTCCCGTCGCCTCGGCTGAGGCTCCCAAGCCTGCCGTGCAATCGCAGAAATTCGAGGAGATCGTCGCCGCCAAAGCCTCCGAGCTGAAAGGCGACAAATCTGCCGCGATCTCGTTTGCTATCAAAAATCACGCTGACCTTTACGCCGCTTATCGTGCGCGCGTTCAGAGCGGCGAAATCGTTAAACTCTAACCTTAATACTATATACTAAAATGGCTACTTCATTTAATAACACGGGCAGTTTTCTAGCCAACTCGGCCATCACGGCCTTCAGGTTGGTAAGTGTGTCTTCAAATAGAGGCGTGGGTCTTGCTGCCACCGCTTCGCTTCCTGACGGCGTTGCCGTTATCGACGCCGCCTCTGGCGATTACGTCACCGTCGAATTTCTCGGCGGCACCACCATTAAAGCGACCTTGCTCGCTGGCCCTGTAACCGTTGGTGATACGCTTTTCAGCGTCGCTTCTGGTCAGGTCGCCATCACGGGCACGATCACCGTTGGCAAATCGCTGACCACCGCGTCTGACGCTGGTGCGATCATCGAGATGCTGCCTAAGAACATCTAATCTAAACAATCTATTAAACTACCATGTATACTAATTCTGCTGCAATCTTCCGTGGCGACATCGCCGGAGTCCTAGAGCAAGCTAAAGATTTTGAAAGTACGCTTATAGGCACTTCCGTAATGCCCGTCCTCAACGTTCCTGTCCGCGCTGGTCAGTACCCTTCCTTTGTTCTCAAAGAAGGCCAACTGCTCAAGTCCGACGTCAAGAACCGCGCTCCATATAGCACCTATGCTCGTGGCACCCGTTCTTTTAATCAAGAAGTCTATACGGCCCTTGAATTTGGTTATGAGGAAGCTGTAGACGATACAGTGACCCTCGACGTCGCGCGGTTTTTCGACGCTGAGACGGTTGCTGCCAAGCTCGCTAAACGCAAGCTGCTCCTCGCGCACGAACTCCGTGTTGCTGCAAAAATCTTCGACAGCGGTACGTTCACCGCGACCAACTCCGGCACCGCCTACACGACCGCCAACATCGCCACGTTCGACGTGGGTGCTGACGTTCAGGAAGCTCTCGACCGTATGCTCGCCAAGGGTGAATCCACGAGCAACGCCAAGGTTGTGATTCCATACCCAGTGTGGACGCGCCTCCGCGCCTCGACGAAATTCCAGAACCGCCTTCGTGGCACCGGTCTTTCGAGCGACACCATCCTCAACGCTTCGACCCAAGCTGCCGCTGAGGTATTTGGCGTTTCTGAGGTTTTGGTTGGCCGCGCGTCCTACGATTCCGCACCCGAAGGTGTTGCCTTCGCTGCGGCGAACGTCTGGGCTAATACGTACATCTGGGTTGGTAACGTTACCGAAGCCTCCTCTGGTTTCTTCGGCGGCGGTGCTGGCTTTACCCTTAATTGGAGCGAGTACGGGCCAGTAATTGGCGTTAGCACTTACCGCGACGAGTCGATCAAGTCGAATATCGTTCGTGCTTCGCACTATACGGCAGAAAAGGTCGTTAATGCAAATGCTGGTCAATTAATCACGACCCAGTATAGCTAATCCATAAACGGATTTTAGTTCTAAGCCTCACGCCTAACCGCGTGAGGTTTTTCGTTTTTGACGGTTCGTGCGCCTTCTATGCTCATTTCACTTTGCGTAATATGCGGCAACGAGGCGCACCACATCGAGGCGATGCTCAATTCCTTCGTCGGTCAGATCGACGAACTCTCACTTGTCCGCGCCATCGGTTCAAAGGAGCCGGACGACACCGAGCGAATTGCGCGCGGCTGGTGCATCGACAACGGCGTTAATTTAGTTTTTAGCGAGTATCACAACGGAGTCACGGCACAGGCTTGGAAGCACGTCGATTCCTTCGCCAAGGCACGCAATCAGGCTTTCGCATATGCGACCGGCGATTGGTTAGTCTGGGCGGACTGCGACGACGTTTTGGCCGAAGCCGACGACCTAAAGAGTAAGCTCGCCGAACTCTCCGAAGAGGTGCTGATGGTGCGCTGTCCTTACGACGTGCGCGGAACCGGAAAGAAACTACAACGCGAGCGGTTCATCCGTCGCAGCGCGTTTCAATCTGGGCGCGTTTGGCATCACGACGTACACGAAAACCTGCTGCTGTTGCCTAACGACCGCCATGTCGAGTGGACAACTCCGGTCTGGAGGCATGAGCCAGCTTGCATAAAACAAGATAACCGCAAGCGTAACCTTGCTATTCTAGGCCGCAGCGTAGGCGAAGCGGCGACTCAGTATTTTTATATCCACCAAGAGCACTATTGCGCGGGCAACAAACAAGCCGCCGAACAGTTTGGCCGCATCGCGCTTTCGTTTCCGAACCTCGACGACTCTTTTCGCTACGAGGTGCAGCTCAACCTTGCGCGCATCTCGGCGAGTCGGCGCGAGTCGATGCAGTTCGCCATGGGCGCGCACGGCGTATTTCCGTGGTGCCGCGAAGCCATCGCCTCAATTATCATGCTGGCGTTTGAGAAGAACGACGGCAAGCGCGCGGCGTGGTGGGCGTCTCGGATGCTGACCTTGCCCGAACCGGCGCAGAAAGATCGTCCGTGGACGCACGAATCGAAGTGGTACGGCTGGGCTGGGCATGATCTCGCCGCGCGTGCATATCGCTTGGCTGGCATGACGGCGGACGCGAACGCGCTCCAATTCGTTTATCACAAGCACACCGAGCCGACAATTCGCATCACGCAAAAGACGCTTGGCAACTCGACCCGCTCGGTGTCATTCCGCGACGCTTGGCTCTCCACTGCGGCACGGCCCGAGATCGTCGAGCACTACTTTCAAATCAAGGCCGACGACGCCGAGACGTTGGCAATGGCGAAGCAGTTCTTGCACCACGTCGGCGAGCCTACTGAAATGCCGCGTGCGGTGATTCGCGTGAACGTCGAGGACGGCATGGTGCCGCCCAACAACTGGGACGAGCGCGTGCTAACGTGCGGAGAAACCGTCATCGACGCGGAGAACATCGAGCGAATCCTTGGAGCTAAAAAGCCATGATTCCAGAACCCGCCATCGTCGTATGCACCAAGAACGCGCGTTGCCTCGACGTGATGAGAGCGTCGATCAAAGCCTACGTTCCGCACGGCATCCGCACCTACGTTTCGCACGGACTCGGCCCGACCTTCGGCGAGGCTTATAACGAGGCGGCGCGCATCGCGTTCAAGGAACACGATCAACTCGTGATCTGCAACGACGACATTGTTTTCACTCCGACGACGTGGATGAGGCTCATGGGCGACGTGAAATTACTTCGTGAGCATTATCCAGACCTCGGGTGGGTGGCGACGCGCTCGGACTATGCGCGCGGCGAACAGAACATCCGCTGCGGACGCGGGCAAATTGACTTCCTGCGATACCCATCCGAGCGACTCATTGTTCAAGCAAGCGTCATTGCGCCAATCTGCGCGTGGATTCACCGCGACGCATGGGTAGATTTTCCTCCGCTCAACTGGTTCAGCGACGACGTTCAGTGTCTCGACATGAAGCGACCGCACTTCATCTCGCGCGCCTACGTTCACCACGTTGGAAGCCAGACCTGCGGCAACGACGCCAAGAAGTGCATGGACGACGCCGAGCCTTGGCTGCGCGAGAATCGGCCCGAGTTGCACGCGCGGTGGTATTTAACGAAAGGCGCATAAGTATGGCCGCAGTCCGAGACTTTGACCCGACTCAAATCAACGCCGATTTTGGAGCAATCTTGGCGCAGGCTGGTATCGCGTTCACCTACCAGAGCGCGAGCATCACCGGAGTCTGGTCTGCATCAAGTGATGCTTTCTCTGATTTTGAAGATCAACGCCGCGACAACTCAAAGTTCACGGTGTTTCTTTTGACGTCGAGCGTGAGCGCAGTTCCTAAAGTTACGCAGACGCTTTCGCGCGCGGGCATCACATACTTTATTGAGCGCGTGACGCTCGACGCTGAGGGCGCGGGTTGTGAAATCGAAGTGAGCAAAGCAATATGATCTTTGTAGGAACAGATACCACTAAGCTCGATTTTGCATTAGCGCGTCTGGCCGCTGCTGCAAACGTCGATCTCGGCTTAGTGATAAAACAAGAGGCTGGGAATCTTGCGAAAACCATCATGCAGATCACGCCGCCAACTGGAGACAAAACCAGCGGCGGAGATGCAGCCCGAACAGTTGGTGGTGGATTTATTCAAAAAACAAAAGCAAGCGGACTCAGTACGAACGCCAAGAAACAAGGCGAGAACGCAATCAAGGGTGACTTGTTTGGCGGCAAGCAAATGAGGAAGGAGATGTCTATTGGTTTATTTCAGCGCATTGGAAAATCTAGAGAAATTCAACCAAAGCGAAAGCGAACTGAATTTGCTTATATCAAACTTGGAAATGAGTTTGATAATAATAAACGCATTTCAATCTACCGGAAATTTTGGCGACCCAACGCAACTATTTTTGAGATGATGAATTTCCATAAGCGTTATCGGAATAATCGAGGACGTATTGGAGAAGTCACGCGCAGCAAAGTTGGTCGCTGGCAAGTGCAAGATCAGATGTGGGTTTCTAATCAATCCGCTAATGATTACTTGAAATTCGTGCAGTCAAAAGTCGGCTGGGCTAAAGCAGGATTTGCGTCTGCTGCTTTGTCTTGCGGCATACGAGTGCCGTCATGGATCACTAAATACGCTTCAAGATCAGGAAGGGTGCAGGCCAATTTTTCGACAAATCCTTATGTGATTGCGACGACTTCCAAAAACAAGATTCCTAATTTACAGAGATTAGTTGATGGCGCATTTCGTATTCGTGAAAAAATCACTTTATCAAAAGTAAATGCCATTTTAGTTAATCGAGCGGCCAACTTGGGCTTCGCTAAAATTTCATCATCAGGCGTCGTCGAATATAACAAAGAAACATGAGCACACGCACAAACATTCGCAATGCCGCAGCAACCGCTCTTACGTCTGCTCTGGTCGTTCCTACGGCTAACATCCTGCGCGGGCGTAACAATACCATTGCCAGCATCAGTTTTCCATCTGCGGCAATTTATGCCGTGACGGAGCAAATTGATGTACGCACGCTCGGCCCGAGCAACCGAACGCAGTACCGCCAGCTGCAGCTTGTGGTAGACTATTTCATCGCCGAGAGCGGCACGTATCTGATCGACGACCTTTTCGATACCGGCTCGGCTGCCGTTGAAGCGGCAATTTTGGCCGACGTTACGCTCGGTGGCGTCTGCCAAGATACTCATTTGACGAATGTGGAATATACACAGGAGCCTAATGAAGAAGTTCACTGGGGTTCTGCTCGTCACACCTTTAACTGCATCTATTTAACCACTGACTAATATGGCTACCAAACTTGGCCGCGATGGCCTTATCAAAATCTCGACCACCACCATCGGTGAACTCCGCAATTACTCGCTCTCGCACTCCTCCGACACCGTCGAGGATAGCGTGATCGGCGACGTCTACCGCACGCGCCAAGGCTCAATGAAGACTTGGAGCGCATCCGGCGATCTCTACTGGGACGAAGCCGACGCAGGCCAACTTCTCATCACCATCGGCTCGACCGTCACGCTCAACCTCTATCCAGAGGGCGCGACGTCCTCGGATGTTTACTACAGCGGCTCGGCTATCGTGACGAAATTCGACGTTTCGGCTAGTTTTGATGGCCTCGTAGAAGGTGCTATTAGTTTCGAAGGTAACGGCGCGCTCTCGACCCTGACCGTTTAACGCTAGAAAAACACAAAACAAAACACACACATGGAAGCTATTGATCTCGTCCGCGAACATTTCAACAACCTCGGCACCAAACGTATCGAGGTTCCTGAGTGGAAGCTCGTGATCTTCTCGACGCCAATGACCTTGGCTGAGAAAAACCGAGTATATAAGAAATCTCAGAACAATGATATGGATTTGCTCGTGGACATTTTGATAATGAAAGCCACGGACGAGAGCGGAAAGAAGCTATTCACCATCGAGCACAAGCCGACCTTGCTCAACAAGGCCGATAGCAACGTGGTCGCTCGCGTCGCCAATCAGATTCTCGCCGACAGTTCCGCGAATCTTGAAGACTTAAAAAACTAATCGGCGGCGATGAAGGTGCCGACCTCCTCGCCGTCTACAGCATCGCTGAACGTCTCGGTAAATTTAGTCACGAAGTCCTCGCCATGCCAGCCGACGAAATGAACGGCTGGCTTGCCTATATTAACCATCAAAATCGACTGAGAAAACATCATGGCAGCTGAAGCTACATTCGTCCTCAGAGCGGTTGACGCCACTAAGCAAGCGTTTGCTAATGTGCAAAATTCGCTGCAAAGAATGACGAACAGTGCACAAAAACTGACAGCAGCATTTGGCGTTGGACTAGGTGTTGCTGGTATCGGCATGATGGTTAAGAGCGTTCTCGATTTAGGCGGAAAGCTAAACGATCTTTCGATTGAGGCAGGAATGACTACGGATTCGTTCCAAGGATTGGCGTATGCTAATCTTCAAAATGGATTGGCATTTGAGCAAACTGCAAAAGCTGCTGAAAATCTTCGTTCTAAAATACAAGATGCGGTCTCTGGAAATGAGGCGGCGATCAAATCATTTGAAGCACTTAATTTAACCGGAGAAGGTTTGCGTGCGCTATCTATCGACAAGCAATGGGAAGTTATAGCCATCAGCTTGGCAAACGCTACGGATAAACAAGCGGCATATAATGCTATTGCTGACATTTTTGGAGCTAAGATTGGCCCAAAGATGAAAGAGACTCTGAGTCAAATTGCTGCTGTTGGATTTGATGAAATCAGCAAAGGATTTGATTCGATCAAATTAACGGACAGAGAAATCAAAAACATTGATCGGGCTGGAGATAGTTTTCAAGTAATGTTTGCCAAGGTTAAAGCTGGTGCTGCATCAGCATTTGTTGGAGCGCAAAATTATTTAGAAAAGTTTCTAACTGAAATGGAACGATCCAGAATGAGGATTCGGCCAGAAGGACTTTTGATAGGCCCAATGCTTCAAGAAGGTACGCCAACTCCAACCGTAAAAGCAATTTCCGAAGAAGATAAGTCTGCAATGGAGGCTGCAAAAATAGATGCAGAAGCTGCAAAGTTTGCTGTTGAGCACGCTAAAACCGCCGACGTTTCTGAAGATAGAACTTCTAGAATGATGAGGGCTTCGAATGATTTACAGGCAATCAGGAACGCAAATCTGCAAAAGTATGAGCAAACAATTTCTTCTATACGCAGTCCGCTTCAAATCTACATGGAGGAAATTGAAAGAATTACTAAACTAGAAGAAACTCAAGGAATGACTGCAGAAAATGCAGCAAAAGCTTTGGGTGTTGCTGGCGCAGCATACGCATCTGCTGCTGGTGATGCTGAAGATATGGCATCACGAATACTTGCTGCAAATGAAAATGCTAATAAGGCAATTCCTGCAATGTCGCAACTTGCGATAATGAGCGAAAATGCTGGAAGCATAATTGCACAAGGTTTTGAGGACGCAATTTTAAGCGGTGAAAAATTACAAAATGTTCTAAAAGCAGTAGGACGTGATTTGCTTAGATTGGTATTTCAGCAAACTATCACGCAACCTCTCGCCGCAGGAATCTCTGGTGCGTTACAAGGAATGTTCCGCGCAAACGGTGGCCCAGTATCCGCGAACAGTCCTTACGTCGTCGGAGAACGCGGCCCAGAACTATTCGTGCCGCGCGCCAGCGGCTCTATCGTTTCCAACTCCAACATGAACCAAGGTGGCGGCTCCGCTGGCCCTTCGATCAATGTGAACTACAACATTGCCGCTGGCGTCACGCGCAATGAACTTGGCCCGATCTTGGAACAAGAACGTCGCCGCCTTAAAGCCGAGATTCCTGATATGGTTCGACGTGGTGGCGCGTATCGTTCAGCCTTCGCCTAATCCTCATGGCTATCTCCTATCCACTCACGCCGCCCGCTGCGCTTGAAGCCTCGCGCCTATCAATGACTGGGATGAGCGCGATCTCGCGCAACATCTCACCGTTCACGATGCAGGTGCAGCAATACAACTGGAGCGGCCAAGGCTGGCTCGGCACCGTCGATTGCCCACCAATGACGCGCGCCGCGGCAGAACAGGTCGTGTCGTTTCTGCTCATGGCCCAGCGCGGCACGTTCTATTTTCAAGACTTCGCTAATCCGACGCCACGCGGCAACGTGACCGGCACGCTCACTGTGTCCTCGGCTACGGCCAACGGAACGACGCTAGGCATCAGCGGCGCGAGTGGGCAATTCGCCGTCGGCGACTGGCTGCAAATCTCGACCTCGCTTTACAAGGTCGTGCAATCTAACTCGTCCTCGTCGGTTGATCTATATCCAGTTTTGCGTTCATCATACGCAGCCGGAACAGCGATCACATATAACAACGCCAAGGGCGTGTTTCGTCTTACAGATACTTCTACGCAGTGGAGCATCGACACGGCCAAGTTCTACGGCGTTTCGTTTAACGTGATGGAGGACGTCGCGCAATGAGCATCACGACCGCAGGACGTTCTCTCAGCAACGACATGACGACGCAGGTCAGCGCGTCGCAACTCTCTCCGATCATTCTCGCGTCGCTTGCTTTTCAGACTCCGCTCAATCTTTGGAGCGGTTACGGCACGATCACTTATAGCGGCACAGGCTATCTCGGCATTGGCACGCTCGGCACGATCTCGCCAGTCGAGGAGACGACCGACCTTGCTGCCCGTGGTATCTCGATGCAGTTGTCAGGCGTGCCGACCGCTTTGATTGCCGTAGCTCTTACCGAGAACTACCAAGGCAAGGCTTGCTCGATCATGTTTGGCGCGCTCGATTCCAGCGGCTCGCTTGTCTCGACTCCGATCACGATCTTTTCTGGTCGCATGGATGTCATGTCGATTAACGATGACGGACAAAACGCGACCATTGGCATGACTGCCGAAAATAAGCTCGTGGATTTTCGGCGTCCGCGCGAGGTTCGTTACACCGACGAGGAGCAGAAGAACCTTTACCCGCTAGACAAGGGCTTGGAGTTCGTGAACTCGATTCAAGAAAAACAAATTTATTGGGGCAACGCAAAACTCGCAGCTCCAGTTGATGATAACAGTGGTGGAAATTACGGCCCGACAACTTACGATTAACGATGCCGACTCGCTGTGAAAACTGGCCCGAAACTCTCGCCGCCTACATCGACCGCAAACGCAACGAGCCTTTCGCTTGGGGCGTGAACGATTGCTGTTTGTTCGGTGCTGACTGGATTCAGCTTTGCACCGGACTCGACCCAGCGGCGACCTTGCGCGGCACTTATGACCGTGCGCTTTCTGGCGTGCGCGTGCTGGAAAAAAACGGTGGGCTGATCGGAACTATTCAAATGCAAATGGAGCCGCTAGGATTCAAAGCAATCGGCCAAGGATTTGCTGCGCGCGGCGACATTGTAATTTTCGACACAGGAAATGGAGACTCTGCTGGAATAAACCTCGGAAATCATTCGGCGTTTGTTTCTAAAAACGGTCTGATCTTTGCACCAAACGCAGAGATTAAAAATTCAATCTGCTGGAAAATCTAAACTACAATGGCTGAATCAATCGCAATTTGGCTTTTCACTGCTTATGCTACTGCCACTGGCACCACAGTTGTTGTCAGCGCAACGACTTTAGCGTTCGTTACTGGCGTTGTAACTTTCGTTGCGGTCACCGCGGCTTCAATGGCCGCATCAAAACTACTGGCTCCAAAGCCTCCAAGTTTTTCTGACTCATCATTAACTAATCGCTCTCAGATGGTGCGCTCTCCGATTTCGGCGCGCAACATGGTTTATGGTCGTTGTCGCGTTTCTGGAACCATCGTTTATTTGTCCACGACCGGAAGCAAAAATGAATGGCTTCACATTGTTGTTACGTTGGCAGGCCACGAGATCGAAGAAATCGAGGAGGTGTATTTTAACGACGAACTCGTTCCGCTCGTCAGTAATACTCCGACCGGATTCTACAACGGCGTTGCACGCGTGAATAAGCATCTTGGCGAGTCCTATCAGACGGTTGATACTGATTTAAGAGACGAAACAAGCACACTGACGGATGGAAAATGGACTGATAATCATCGTCTTCGCGGCATCGCTTACCTATACGTCCGCCTAACTTGGGACACCGAGAAATTTCCAAGCGGTATTCCGAACATCTCGGCGGTCATCAAAGGCAAAAAGGTTTACGACCCGCGCACGACGACGACGGTTTACTCGGCAAACGCCGCGCTGTGCTTACGCGACTATCTCACCGACTCGGCGCTCGGCATGGGATTAACCTCTGCCGAAGTGGACGACACCGCGATCACCGCAGCCGCGAACATCTGCGACGAGCAAGTGCAGATTCTTCCGCTCTCTCCGACGACCTACGAAAACCGCTACGAGGCGAACGGCGTCATCGCCACGAGTGCGTCGCCCGACGAGAACATCGGCAAGCTGCTCTCAGCGATGGGCGGACTCATCGCGTACTCCGGAGGCAAGGTCGTTCCTTACGCTGGCGGCTATCGCATCCCAACGGTGACGTTTACCGAAAAGCACTTCGTCGGCCCGCTAAACATCCAGACGCGCACGAGCGCGCGCGACCGCGTAAACTCGGTGAAAGGCGTTTACGTCAGCGAAGGCAACGGCTGGCAAGTGTCGGACTTTCCGACGATCTCGTCGGCGACCTACGTCACGAACGACAACAACACGCGCTATTACCGCGACGTTGTGCTGCCGTTCACGACCTCGTCATCCTGCGCTCAACGCTTGGCCGTCATCGAGCTGCGCCGCGCGCGCGAAGAAATCACATTCACCGCCCGCTTTCGTCTTGAAGCGATGCAAGTTCGCGCGGGCGACACGGTCATGATCACCAACGCAAAGCTCGGTTGGTCGTCGAAAGTTTTCGAGGTGATGGAGTGGCACTTTGCGACTGACGGAAATCCTCCGCAGATATACATCGACATGACGCTGCGCGAGACCGCGTCGTCGGTTTATTCGTGGAGTGTTTCAGACGATCAAATTTACGTTCCAGACGCACCCAACACCACGTTGCCGAATCCGTTCACGTTGTCCGCGCCTTCCGCTCTCGCGCTCACCGCAGACGGCACCACGCAATTCATCCAAGCCGACGGCACGGCAATTCCGCGCATTAAAGTAAAGTGGACGCCGCCAGCCGAGGAGTTCATCCAAAGCGGTGGCGCCGTCGTCATCGAATACAAGCCGAGCACAAGCACTACCTACCTGACGTGGAGCCGAGTTGAAGGCGCGCAGACGGAAGATTATATCAGTTCCGACGTGAAGATCGGCACCAACTACGACGTGCGAATCTTCGGCGAATCTTACTTCAAGATCAGCACGAGCTACGTCACCAGCTCGGTCACGGTCGCGCCGGACACTACGCCGCCAGCGACTCCGACCGGACTCACGGCCATTGCCGGTACTGGGCAAATCATATCGCTCGACTGGGACGACAACACCGAACCCGACTTCGGCGAGTACGGCGTTTGGCGTAACACGAGCAACGACTCTGGCGGCGCGACGAAGATTGCCGAGACGCGCGCGAGCCGATTCGTGGACGTTAATCTGACGCTTGGCACGGTTTACTATTACTGGATTTCAGCCTACGACCGCAGCGAGAATCAAAGCGCAAAGAGCACCGGCGCGAGCGCAACCGCGGTGGCGGTGACCGCTGGGCAGACGGACAGCACGCCGCCGGTTGACCCAAGCGCGCCGACGGTCAACACGACCGGAACTTATTTGAGCGGCGACGGCACCACGCTCGCGCGCATCGTCGTCAATGTGCCAGCGTTCACAACGCGCTGCGTCATCATGAACGTACTTTACCGCAAGAGCGGAACGGCTGGATGGATTGTCGCAGACCAGCGCAGCACCGGAGGCAGCACATCATCAATCGACGACCTGACGCCGAACGTGTCTTACGAAATCGCCGTGCAAGCGTTCAGCGCGTTCGGCATTGCAAGCAGCATCGTTAGCGGTGGCACGCAGACCGCGCCGAACAATTCTACGGCACCGGCTACGCCGAGCGGTTCAAGTCTGTCTAAGATCGGCGTGACGCCTAAGCTCATCGAGAGCACGCGCGAATACTATTTCGGCACACGCGCATCTTGGACTCCGAACACCGAGACGGATTTTGATCACTACGAAATCAAAGCCGTATCTACAAACAATAGTAGCGACACGTCATACACTTGGTTCGGAGAAGCTGGCGGATCAAACTCGTTGGTCTCAACCAAGGCCAACACGATGTGTTTATATGCCGCGACTCCTTCAACGGGCTTTACTTTCTTGCGCGCAGTCAATCGCAGCGGCGTAGCGTCGGCTTGGGTGTATGTAGGCTTGGCCGCTGACAACGCTTTTCTTGGAGCCGGTACGGTCAGCGCGCAGGACAAGAGCGACGTGAGCGTAAGCGGCATCAAAACCGGAGCGACCTCAGCATCGAGCGTGCGCCAAGTTCAAGCCGTGTTTCAGGCATCGCACGTCGTCGCGCTTGGTGGTGGTTCACCTTCGCCAACCGAGACATTCTCGGTGGACATTTCCAACCGTGGATTCTCGACGAAGCCCGACGTCGGTGTCGGTGGTTGCGCGAGCGATGCAAACCTGATTGCCGCTTACGATTTTGATAACGCCTCAAATAGTTCCTCGACTGCTTACGTTCGCGCGGCGACGTTGGACGGAAGCAACATTGGTGCGGGCAATTACCGGTTCAACCTCGACTTCACCGAATACAATTAACATGGCTCTTCAAAAAACAATCGCTCTGCCGTCCGGTATCTCTGGCAATTATATTCGCCTGACGTCGTACCGCTACGACCGTTCAACGCTGGAGGCGTCGGCGATCTTCGCGCTCTATCTCGACGCAGCGCACGCGCAGGCCGGTGCCGATTACCTCGTGCCAGTCATCGCCAAACTGAGACTCAGCGGCGCGAAGTTCACGCAGTATCTCGGAGCGGCCGCACTCGCTGACCACCAAGTCCTCGCTCAACTCTACGTTGCAGCCAAGGCCGAGACGTTGCTTGCTGGCGGTGGGCTTACCTCGATTGACCTAAGCGACGCACTCGATGTCTAAAGGAGCACAACGCTTCGTCGTCGTCAGCGACAATCATGGCGACATGGCTGACGAGGCGAGCGTCGGCGCACTCTGGTCGTTCATGAAAGAGTGGAAGCCTGAGATACGCGTCCACGCTGGCGACAACTACGACTTCCGCAATCTACGCAAGGGCGCGAGCGACGAGGAGAAAGCCGCATCGCTGGCCGACGACTGGGAGGCGGGCAACGATTTCCTTCGTCGCTTCTTCGACGGCGGCGCGAGCAATCATTTCCTGCGTGGCAATCACGACGAACGACTTTATGAATTTCGCAACTCTTGCTCTGGTATGCTTCGTGATTACGCTACTGATGGCATTAAGCAGATGGAAGCAGTGGTGAAGAAATGCCGCGCTAAAATGCTGCCGTACGATTCCGATCTCGGCGTGCTCGATCTCGGCAAACTCTCGGTGCTGCACGGATTCCACGCGGGCGTCGGCGCGTGTCGAACGCACGCGGCAATCTATGGCAGCTGTCTGCATGGACATATTCACTCCATCGAGGTCGCATCCGTTGCATCGCGCGAACCAGTCGAGGCGCGCAGCATTGGTTGTATGTGCGTGAGAGACATGGATTACGTTAATAAAAAGACAGGTAAGCTTAAGTGGGCGCAAGGCTGGGCGTATGGTATTTTATTTTCCGACGGAACGTATCAGCTTTTTCAGACACGAAACATCGGAGGACAATTTTATGCCGCGAGCGAAATCAAAACCTATCACGCCTAACTGGGCGGTTGAATTGCGCTCGGTGATGACAGCAAAAACTCGTCAGCCCAAAGGCGAGGGCTGGATGACGACTGATCAATTTTGCGACGCGCTCGACATATCACGCGGCACCGCGCTCCAATATCTGCGACGCGGCATGGAGTCTGGTCACATCGAGATGTATCGAGGCACGGCAATTTCCTCGGCAGGAATCAGGATTATGAGTTGGTATCGACCAGTTGTGGTTAAAAAACGAATTACATAAACCTTTGATTATCAAAGGTAAAGGATTGTGTTGAGAAAGATAAGAAGAAAAGTCTTCTAATCAGGACGGAGTTGTGATTTGGTATTCACATCGAAGGCAATCAAGCCCGAGACAAAAAAACAACAACATGAAAAACCAAATCACGATCCTCCGCAACAAACTCACCGGATTATTTTTCGACGGCACAAACTTTTCTGCTGAAGATGCATTGAAGGCCAAGCGCGTGAGTGGCGATGTGTCCGAGGTCGCAATCAAAAGCATCTGGGGCGAAAACACCCAAGTGATCACGATCTCGGACGAGCAGATCAAGAAGCTGGAATTGTCTGATGAGCTGGAGGCTCGCGCCAAGGCTCACCGCAAGAATGCGCTGTCGATTAACCACACCGGCGTTGCTGGCCAGCTTGAAGGTGCGGCGACTCGCCTGCAAAAGCGGTCGAATGTTTTGAGCTACGAAGTTTACACATCGTTTCCAAACTACGGTCGCAACGCCTAATGCACACCAGCACCGATATAACCTATAACATGAACCTGTTTTTTCCTGTGAATAAAACGCACACGATTGAAAGTCTCGGCATCAAAGCCATCGAGCGTCCAGCATCAGAGCGTGGCACGTTTCCTCGTTACATGGTTGTTGCGGATGAGGTGGTGCATCAAATCAAAACACCTAGCGCATTGCGAAAGCTGCTGAACGTGATTTACGCCGAGCGTCCCACGGTATTCGTAAACGCTGCCAAGTGCATCACCATTGATTTTGACCGATGAACTCCACCACCGCACTCACCCACGCTCTAGTCCTCGCTCTGCTTGCGCCCGACCAAGCTCGCGCCGACAAGGCCGTTGCTCTCGCCGAATCAATCGCCGCAGACTGCACCGCAAAACAAATCGCCCAAGCGAAACGCAACGCAGCTAAACTCGCAAAATGAAATCCACTCTCCTCCTCCTCGCGCTCACTCTCACCGCCCAAGCCGCGCCCGATGCTTCTTTCTTCCGCGCTCTGCACATCGTCGAGACGAGCGGCAAGCTCGGCCCGACCATCGGAGACAACGGCAAGGCACTTGGCCCGCTTCAAATCCACCGCGCTTACCACGCCGACAGTCGCGTTGCCGGTGACTACTCGCGGTGCGCTGATCTCGATTACTCCAAGCGCGTCGTGACCGCCTACCTCAAACGCTACGCGCCGCAAGCGTGGGCTGCGGGCGACGTCGAGACGCTGGCGCGGATTCACAACGGCGGCCCAAAAGGCGCGACGAAACCAGCGACCAAGAGCTACTCCACCAAGGTCAAAGCCTTCTCGAAATGAGCCGCCCAAGCAACCCGCGCAACCGCCCGCGAATCATCTCGGCAATTAATCGAGGCGAGTCGATGAAGGTCGCAGCCTACGATCTGGGCATCTCGACCGGCTACGCCTACCGCATCGCGCAAGACCTTGGCTACGTCGCGCGGTTGGTGAATACTTCCGAGATTAAACTTTTGCAAAAACTAAGGAACAACAAATGACCAGCGAACAACACAACGAACTCCTCATCGAGCTGCGCGCAATCCGTGCTGCTCTTGAAACCAAACCACGCGCGGTCGCCACGGCACCGAGCGTAGCATCGAGCACTCCGCTTCCGACCTCGCTACCGGCACCGGAAGTCTGGGTCGATAACGCGGGCGATGTGACGGTGCATTTCGGCAAGAACGCTGGTACGCCAGTCAGTCAGCTCAGTGATGCGCAGCTTCGCTATTACGGAGCCGACCGCGAACAAAATCTCCGCAAAGACGGAACACCATTTCCTCCTCGCGAGGCCGACACGTTGCTCAAGAACGCTGCCCGCACAATTTGGTATTCACGCCGCGAACCTGCGCCGCAGAGTGCTGAGAAAGCAGCGACTAAGCCAGTCGAGACGGAAGAAGTGCCGTTCTAATTTGTCTACGCAACGGACTCTAAATAGTGCCTCCGACGCCGCTGGTGGCGGTGCGAAAATACGCCAGCACAATTTCCTTAAAGGAAAACCGCCCGCCAACTTAATGACGGGCGGCAAAACACAAAACAAAACCGATAACACAATGGACACGAACGTTAAAACAGATACTCAAGTCGCGGTACAAGATACCGCTCCGAAAGCACAGATCAGCTTCGGCAATCAAGGCGTGCAGTTGGCTTCAATCGACGAGGCTTTCCGCTTCGCCAAGGCAGTCGTCGCCAGCGGCTTCGCACCGCGCGGCATGGAGAAACCGGAGAGCGTGATGATCGCGATTCAACTAGGAATGGAACTAGGACTCACGCCAATGGCCGCTCTGCAAAACACGGCAGTCATCAACGGCAGGCCAGCGATCTACGGCGACGCCGCTCTTGCTTTGGTTCGCGCTAGCGGCCAGCTCGAAACCTACGCCGAGGAAGAAGTTGGTGAGGTCGGAAAGGATACCCATGGCTACAAGATTACGGTGCGTCGCAAAGGATTCGACGCAGCAAGCGAGACGTTCACGACTGCCGACGCGAAGGGCGCAAAACTCTGGGGCAAGTCCGGCCCGTGGTCTGACTATCCAAAGCGTATGTTGAAGTTCCGCGCTCGAGGCTTTATCCTGCGCGACCAGTTCGGCGACATACTCAAAGGCTTACGCACGGTCGAGGAAGCGCGCGACATCGCGCCCGAGATTAACGTGACGCCGCTTAGTGAGAAAGTCGCTGGCGGACTGAGCGACGCGATTGGAGGTGCGGCGTGAACGTAATGGGTCAAGCTATCCGCCGCTCCGACGTTTACGACCGGAGCCGACTCTATAAGCCAGAGGCTCGCGTGCTAGAGCGTATGAAGTCACATCACACCAACGAGCGAGGCGAGCGCGTAGATAGTCACGGTCGCTACGTCGGCCACGGTGACATCGAGCGCGGTCTGCGCTTTTTCTTCAGCAAACGAATCAACAATCAAACGAAAGAATCATGAACGATAACGATCTAAAACAGACAGCAGTCATCAACGCAGCCACGGAACAATTCCGAGGCTTGCTCGAAACGCACTTCAAACAAATCGCTAAGGCGGCGCAGGAATCATTCATCGAGGACGAGAACCAGACCGAGCCGAAAGCCAAGTGCGCTTTCTCGGTGGAGTGGGACAGCCTCGCAGCCGCGCCGAAGATCAACGTAAAGGTCAGTTGGTCGGTGCGCTTTAAAGACGAGAGCGAAAGCGAAATCGACCCGCTCCAATTTAAGATCAAGCTGGAGGATACCGATCTGTGAACTCAATCCGCAGATTGATCGGCTGGATTTGCGAATGGGCAACGCTCATTCTGTTCTCGATTTTACTCATCGTGATCTGGCCGTTCATCTGCGACTCCGAGGACAAAAAAGATGAATGAATCAATACAAGATTATCACGCTAATGTTGCGATCTCGCACTCAAAGCTGGAGTGTTACCGTCGCCGCCCCGCGCTCTACTTCAAAAAGTATATTGCCAAGACGCTCGCTCAACCCGACGAGTCCACGGCGTTCCGACTAGGCAGCGCGGTACACTGTGCCATCCTAGAGGAGAAGGAGTTTGCTGCGCGCTACGTTCAGAAACCCGATCTCGACCGGCGCACTAAGGAAGGCAAGGCGGCATACGCCGAGTTTGCAGCGCAGCACGAGGGCAAGACTCTGCTCGATGCCGACGAACTGGCGCAGGTCGTGGCGATGCGCGAGGCCGTGGCGGCACATCCAATCGCCTCGCAGCTCCTCGCGGACGGTATGCCGGAAGTGACATGGCGCAAGGAACAGAAGAACGCTCTGGGCGCGCTGCAATGCCGCACGGACTGGTTTAGCTCGCTGGGCTGCGAACTGACGAACGGCGAGCCTTACGTGCTCGACGTGAAGACCGTCGAGAGTTTGGACAGCGACGCGTTCCGCAACTTCGAGCGCGCCGCGTTCTCCTACGGCTACCACCGGCAAGCTGGGTTTTATTTGCCGCTCATCAACGAAGTATTTAAATGGTCAGTTTCGCGGATGTATTACGTCGCGGTCGAGAAGTGCGAACCCTACGGCGTGGCAGTCTATAAACTCAGCGACGATGCAATCGCTCGCGGTCAGGACGAGAACATCGCTGACCTGATTCGCCTCAAGCGAAGCATCGAGGACAACAACTGGCCGAACATCGAGCCAGTCCTGCACGAACTCTCATTGCCAGCGTGGTACAAATCATGATCACCGCAATCGCAGTCACCGCGCTTTGCTTAGTCGCCATCGTGCTCGCCTACTTTGTTGGGCGCGCCGACGGCATCGTGCGAGGCCGCAACGAACAGTGGGTCGATGATTATTTCGACAACCTTAAAAACCTGCGCTCGCTCAGAGATGAGTTGGGCAGATTCAAGCATAAGAAAACAACCAAACAACCAAACAATGATTCGCTCACGCCATGAACAAAATAAACTTAACTCAGAAATCGACCGCCGATTGCTTGAATTTCAGACACCAAAGGAGATCACGATGAGCGTCGAAACCTGTCAGCAAAACGTATTCCGTCGCGCGATTATGCTCGGGCTGATCGCGCATCGCATCACGCAAGAGGAGCGCGATCATTTGCTCGTGCGACGGAAGGAGGTTACAAAATGAGACCGACTCAAATGACCTTCTTAATCTACGGCGACCCGAAAGGCCAACCTCGTGCGAGAGCGTTTGCCCGCAAGATGGGCGCGAAGTACGTTGCGAGAATGTATGACAGCGACGTTGCCGACGATTGGAAGCGCGCGGTCAATTTTGCGCTCGTTAAAGCGATCAATGAGCACAAGCCAGAATACAACAAGGACGGAGCGTTTGAAGTCGTTGCGACGTTCTGGATGCGACGACCAAAGTCGCACTTCAACGCCCACGGCTTCGTGAAACCATCGGCTCCAGTTAGGCACGCGCAGAAGCCGGACGCGGACAACATGGTTAAGCTCATCCTTGATCGCGTTACGCGCACCAAGGCAATCTGGCGCGACGACTCGCAGGTCACTTACATGACGGTTGCGAAATACTGGGCGCAGAGTGAACAAGAAGTCGGTTGTAATTTTACTTTACAGCTGTTTTCGGAGTCGTAACCAAAGCGAAGGCCGTGAAACGCCTATCCATGAAATCAATCAAACAATTTAGTCCGTCAGTTCGCGCGAGGCGAGTTTCATCGCCAAGTTTCACCGCGTGGGCTGGCGGACTTTTCTTTGATTTATGAAACTACCTTTTTTGCAATTTTACCCGTCCGACTACTTGGTCGACACGCGCATTTTGACCCTATCGGCACGCGGTGCATGGGTGGACATTCTCTGCGTTCTGCACGGCTCATCGACTCGCGGAACGGCAACTTTTCCGGTTCGTGGATGGTCGCGCATCATGGGCGTTTCCGAAGCTGAATTTGAAACAGCAGTTGAAGAAATCGACGCAATGAAGGTCGGCAACGTGCTACGATGCAGTAACGGTGATGTAACAATAACCTGCCGACGTATGCTCAACGAAGCTATCACGCGAGAACAGACTAGGTTACGCGTTCAAAATCACCGTAACAAAGAGCGTAACAACGAGCGTAACGCATCGAGTAACGCAAGTGTAACGCCCAATAAGTCAGAAGTCAGAAGTCAGAAGCTAGAAGAAGAAGCAGAGAGCGAGGCTGACGCCCCGCCGCCCGATCTTCCTTTCGATGACTTGCCTGATCAACCCGAGAAGCCGCAAAAGCAACCCAAGCAGACCGACGCCGAATGGCTCGCCGACCTTGCGACCTCGCCAGCGTATCGAGGCATCGACATTCGACGCGAGCACGCGAAAGCCTTGGTCTGGGCTGCGGCCAACAAGAAAACGATGAGTCGGCGCCGTTTCGTGAATTGGATTAACAAGTGCGAGCCTACGATGGGGCAGCAAACGCCCAGCGGCTCGATCTCGACCTCGTTGCCAGAACCGAACGGCTGGCGCGCATGGATTAATGACAACGCGCCTGATTCCGTTTACGCCCGAGGCGGCACGCGCGAAGGCGAGCAATGGTCGGCCCTAGATCGCACGACGCAGGACTGGCTCACAAAACAGACGGCGCGCTCGGAACAATTTCAGCACAGAAAACAAAACTAACATGAAATCAGAACGAGAAAACAACTCAGAACACGATATAATTCGCGCCTCGTATCAATACGCGGCGCGCAAGAGATCAGACATCAACGAGCACCTGCCTATGCTATCTTTCCTCGCGCAGCAATGCGACCACGTGACCGAGTTCGGTGTGAGGACAGGCGAGAGCACGCTTGCCTTCCTACACGGACTGCGTGGCAAGCACGACGCGCGCCTTCGATCGTATGACATCAACGACGATTACGGCGTGCGTCAGGCTTTCGCGTCGCTCACCAAAACCGATTGGGTTTTTGTAACGGCGAGCACGATCACGATTCCAAAGATCGAGCCGACTGATTTGTTGTTTGTAGACACGCTGCACAGCTACACACAGGTTTCTAAGGAACTCGCGCTGCACGGCGATCAAGCGAAACGTTGGATTGCGTTTCATGACACCGAGACGTTCGGCACCGTCGGAGACGATAGCGATGAAGGAATCAACAAGGCTATCAGGCAGTTTATGAACGTGCGACCTGACTGGCGCGAAGTATATCACACGCATCGAAATAATGGGTTGACGGTCATCGAGCGCGAAATTGTTTGACAACAGCGCGCGAACGTCAAAGCCGATTGCGTGGCAAAGACACTACCAACAAAACCGAAACTGATTTCGAGCCATGCGTGGGCGAAACACCACAAGCTGTCCGCGCAAGGCCCGAAGAAAAAACAAAAACGCAAATGCCCTCCAACGGAAATCATGAACTGGAATTGAAGGAACTCGAAGCCTTGCGCTTTTCGGCCCGCGCAGCACGCGCGATCACCACGCTGGAAGTTCAGCGCAAGACGATAACTCGCGAATACGGCGAGCGCATCAAGAAGATCAAGGCCGTGATCATGCTGCTGCAACAGCGCGAGTCGATGGGTCAGCTAAGTCTTGAGGGCATGGACGCAATCGAGATCACGCCCGAACTTCGTAAGCTGATTTACAATCCGGTAGGCGACCTCTCGTGATCACCTACACGATCAACCGCCAGCCAGTCTATACCGCGACTTACGACGGCGCGAGTGATTCGGCGAAGCTGACTGCGGAGATCATGGAACGATTGGTCGAGATCGACGAGTGCGAGGTGAGGAGCGCGGCTGACCTATGCCGCCGACTGGCGACGCTCGCCGACCTATCGCCCACTATGTTCATGGTCGTGCTCAGGGTTGGGTCTGGCGACGTGAGCGCGGTCACGCAATCGTTCAGTGAGATGGCCGAGAAGACCGGACGGACGCGGCAGGCTTTACACTACGAGTTCGGCAAGGAGATGGCTAGAGTTGCCTTGGTGTTTCCGCGATTGGCCACGCTCATGCTCGATTACCGGCAGACCATCGACCATCACGAGGATGCGAGGAGCGACGCGGACGGACTTAAGGGTGAGGCTTAATGATAACGCATAGCAATAAAACGAATAAGTGCGATACCCTAGTCAAGCGCGCAGACTGGGCGATGGCTACGGAACGCGAGCTCACGGCAATCGCCACGATGCTCCTAGGACGCCGTTCTGTGCGTTTTAAGGGCATTTCGAGCTATTTGAGGGTGGAGGGTAGGGCGTACGGGTATAAGGAAGCTTTCGGGCTAGGACAGGAACGTGGGTTAAGCGACC